CACTTAAACTAGCAAAAGCGTCTGTTACTGCTGCTCCTGAACCAGCACCATCTAGGTAAACTGCTTTTACGTTCCCTGGAGGTATTGTTACGTTAGCACCAGAGCCTTGTGAAATTATTATATTTTGAGAACCTGAAGTGCCGTTTTCAATAAACTGCATTCTACTCATAGTGTTAGGTGCAATAGTAATTGTACAAGCTGAATCTAATGTGCCTGTATATTTAACATACATAGCTCTTGCTGGGTCAGTAGCTCCATCTGCTACTGTAGATGTATGCGTATCTGCGTTGGTGGTTATTGCTTCTGTGCCAAAGCCTAAAGCTTCTCCGATCAGGCTTAAATTTGTATTTGTCGTATCGCCCCAAGTTCCTGACGCATCACCTGTCGCCATTTCATTGAGTCTTAAATCGTTTACGTATGAGCTTGCCATAATTTATATCTCCGCTTTGATTATATTACCTTTTTGTTGCATAGTTAAGCAACTTCTTCCCACCCTGGATTTTGTGAGTCTGACACTGAACTCCAAGTTGGATCTTGTGTATCAGTAACGCCTGTCCAACTTGGATCTTGTGTATCATCTACAGGGCCCCAAACCAATATTTGACTGATTGCTCCTGTCGCTTCTACCCCTGTTAAAGAAACAATTCCTTGTGCATTTATTACTACTGTTCCAACGACTCCTGTAGCAGCAAGTCCTGTAATACTTATATTGTTTACAGTGAAAATACCTAAACTTGATATTGCTCCTGTAGCCGCAACACCTGTTGGGAATACATTAGCATCACATGTTACAGTCTCGTCGCCTAAGGATATTGTAGAAGCAGCACCCGAAACACCTGTTATTGCAGCTCCTGCGGTTATTACATTACCTAAAGCTGTTGTTCCTACTACACCTGTTTCTGTAACATTGGCATTCGCTCGTGTACTTAATGAGCCTAATCCACTTGTTGCTGCTAAACCTGTTTCGGTCACATTAGCAGCTCCCGTAGCCGTAAGACTATTTATTGCTCCTGTAGCAGATAAACCTGTTTCTGTTACAGTTGCCCCTGCAGAAACACTAATTGAGCCTAGTGCAGAAGTTCCTGCTAGACCTGTTTCTGTTATGTTGGCTTGCCCTGTAGCGGTAAGCGATCCAACAGAACCTGTACAAGTTACACCTGTTTCAGTTATGTTTGCGTCACAAACTACTGTTTCTGTACCTAACGCAGAAGTCCCTGCAACACCTGTAAGGCTTACAGCTACATTAACTACAGCGGGCTGACCCCATGGACCAGACCCCCAGGTACTTCTACCCCAACCTGCCATTAAAGTTTACGCTATTCTTATTACTGCGTTACTAGCGTCTGCTGCTGGGAACTGAATAGTAAAGCTTCCCGCAGTAGATGTTTTATCTCCACCAAAATCAAATACAGCAACAGCTGGATCACCTGAAGCAGTGTCGTTGTAAATCATACAACCTCTTGCAGTAATCGTTGCTGTTCCAAAAGTTAAATCAGCAAAATCAGTAAACGCTGTTGTTCCTGAAGATGTTGGGTTAATGTTGGTTAACGCTGCTCCACCTGAAGTATAGTTTGTTCCAGATGCTTGGTTTGTAGTTGTAAACGCTGTAGTGGCTGCAGTCATGGTTGCAGAACTTGTATATAACGCTAGTTTAAAAGTATTACCACCTGAAGCAAGAAAGTTATGTTTTGCTTCCAATAGTTCTTTTTTAAAGCTAGTGCACATTGCTTGTGTTATAGCCATTATAGTCTCCTAATAATATTAGCTAGGTCATGTTGACCTTGTTTTTCTAATTCATTACATATTGTACAAACGTGGTTTTTAACAGCCTCGTTCATATAATAAGTAATAACCTTTTTGCATGCCTCTCTAAAAGCATGTGCTTGTGCCCTAATGGGTGCAGGGGCTTCGTCGCTAATGGAAACTAATCTTTTAGTAGCCATTTCTGCAACTTCTTCTACAGTGTGCCCTCTGTTATTCGTTGTAGTAACTCCAAGGTTACCAACTTCTGTTTTTGAATCAAGTGAAAACATTAATATTCCTCTGGTTCTGGTGGTAAATCATTTCTGTCTATCATACCTATAAATTGTTTTTCTTCTTTCATTATATCAGACCATTTACATACACTCATCTTACCTTTGTCCATGTAAGTGATAACAGGATCTTCTAGCCTGTGATAACCGTATAGTTTTTCTTTTGTAGGAATGTCTGTTTCAAGAAGATTAGATCTTGGTGCAATAGAAACTTCTATATTATTCTCCATGCATTTAGCCAACCAAAACTCACAACAAGCTTTTCCTGATTCAGCAAAATGCATATTTGTTTTGTAAGTAAAATCTACACCAAACACAGTTAAGTGACTTACTTGATTCCATAACGCAAAGGCTATGGCATAAGCAACTGTATTATTAAAATAAGCACACCCTAAATCTCCTATTAAAGGCCCTAACGGAAACTCCTCAGCAGCGGGTACGCGTTTATCTAATTCACAGGTGTATATTGGATATTTTATTTGTGGAAGATACTTCCGCATTATTTGAGTCATGCTACCCGCATCTTCTGTGTCTAAAAATCTCGACATTGGATCAAGAATAAAAGCCCTGTCTATTTCAGGTAAGACACTAACCATGGCGTTTATAGCCCATATTTCATCGAAAGCTAAGCTGTGTGTCCTGGACAAATGATAATCTATCTGGCTTTGGCCCATTGCTACAAGCGCAATGTTTTTACCTTTTAACTGTGAAAGTGGTTCTTCCAACATTAGGTGGTAGGAATACGAACTTGGTCGTACCTATACTGACTCTGTGTTCCTGCTCCTTCTGCAGTATTTTTTAATCTAGCCAAAGCATTCTCAAATCTTTGGTCATATGTAGCTATTTCTGCGGGATCCATTTTTAAAAATACAGCTGCTTCTGTTAAACATCCATATAATAAAGCTATAGGTGCATTGGTCGACAGCCAAGTTGATCCACTGTCTCCAGCTGCGGTTAACGATGCAGGCCTATAAAAATAATGTAACTCAAATGTGTAGTTGCTGTCAGGGGTAGGAGCAATAATAAAACTGTCACTATCAAATTCTGCATAATACTTTGGCCTACCTGTAACAGAACCTGTTGTTGCAGGTTTGTAAGATCGCATAAAACTAACTTGTTTTAAATTTAAAAAATAATACGTGTCACTGTCTATAACAGATAAACTAAAAGGAGCTAAAAAATCTGTAGGCATTCCTAAATAAGGAGTACCCGAAGTAGCTGTTCCAGTTACATTCTTTTTGAAATTATCTAACCAAACACCTTTTAATATTCTTTCTTCGGCTTGTTCAATAATAGTATTTAAGGTATCAACAAAAGTTGTTTCAGAACTATCTACATAATTCTGTATTGTTGTTTTCAATTCGCTGTATGTAAATCCTGCCATTATACTGGTCCTGCTGTTACTGTATCTCCGCCACCTGTTATGTCTCCTGTAGTAGCGGTTCCTGTAGATGTAAACTTATATTCATTTGCATCTACTACAGTTATTGTATATCCACTTGCTGCTTCAAGTACAGTAGTAGTAACACCATCAACAGCTTCTGTTGCTCTGAATCTTACTGTGTCTCCAGTTGTTCTTCCGTGTTTAAATTCTGTAACAGATATAACTGTATTAACTCCTGCGCTACCTGTTCTAAACGGATTTAAAGGTAGTAGTGTTTGTGCAGGTCCAACCGTACAATCTACTCCGCCTCCTCTAACTCCTGCTGTTCCTGTTCCAGAACTTGCTGTAAACGTGTACGTATTGTTATTGTAATTAAGAATATTTGTTGTGGTGTTAGCTGTGACAGTAATCGAGTATCCATCAGGGTCTTCTATAACGCTAGTTGTAAATCCATCAAACGCATCTACGTTTCTAAATCTAACTTTGTCTCCTGTGCTTCTTCCATGGTTGTCTTCAAACACAGTTATAACTGCACTACCTTGTGTAGTAAGAAAAGGATTGTTCGTTAAAAGAACTTGAGACGCAGGTTCTATCCTATCAGGTCTTGGGTTTAATAGTGCTTGAGGATCTGCTCCAACAGGAGGAGCTTCTAGTTGTGGTTGTTTAGGATCAAAACATTCTGGGCAAGTTTTAAATCCGTCCCATTGTTCTTGTAGCCGATGTAAACGATACCTTTGTCCGCAAGTATCGCAGATTCCATAAGCTCGTTTACCTGAAGCAAAAGCCATTTATATTTAATCGCCGAAATCGCCTCTTTCGCTCTGATTCCTTAATAGTTGTTCTAAAAGATTTCCAATTCCTTCTTGTGGTTTTCTTTCTGGGAAACCCGAACCTGAACCTTGATCTTGACCTTGCATTAATTGTTGTATCCTTGCATTAACTTGCTCCAGCCTAGCTTGTAGTTGATCTCTTTGTCGCATTAGTTTTCTTAAAGTTCCACCTCGCACAGGCACAGGCATAGAACCTTCTGGTGGCACAGGCACAGGCATAGGAGCAGGTCCAGGCATAGGAGCAGGTGATGTAGGCATCTGAATAGGAGCAGTGCCACCAATACCTTCGGGTCCACCAATTACAGGCATCACAGGCTGCGGGGCAGGTGTTCTAGGTCCAGGCATAGGTAACGTAGGTAATGTAAACATTGGTGGTCGTTTACTTCCTAATCTATCTAAAAAACTCATTCTTATTCTCCTTTATATTATCATTCTTGGGGGTAAAAATTTAGAGCTAACAGAATCTATATCTTCGCTTGCTGCTCTGTCCCATTCCTCGTCATAAATTGATTTTAATAACTGTATCCTATCAGGAGCTCTTTTCATAGCAATATAATAAGCCAGCCCTGCTGTCATACAAGGTAAGAATCTAAACACTGTTTCCATATTATTTGTGTAGTCCCCTACGTCTTGCATTCTAGTCAAAGCGTAATATTTAATTACATCTGTAGAATTTTCTGGAGTCGGGTACAAATATAGTTTTGGTGTTATGTGTCTTTCTAAAAAGAATTGAGTAGGCCTAGCTTGATCTGTTTTGTTAGGGGTATAGAGGTAGTCAGACCTACTCAGTCTAGACATTTGGAAATCTGTATTATCGCGAGATATAACTGCAGAAGTAATATCTATAATATCTGTTCCAAGACTTACTTCGTTTGTGCCTTGTGTAACAGTAAAACTGTGCTCAGCTATAAGCCATTGATTTAATCCTCTGTTAGCCCATTCCGCTATCATTAGATTAAGCGAACGACGAGCGGTCTCTAAATCGTAACCTGTACGAAGTTCAAGACCGCATCTTTCGTATGCTTCTTCTATTAATTCATCAACGCTAAGGTTGAATGAAGTAGTTCCTGAGGTAGCCATTACTAGCCACCATACTTTTTCTTAGGCTTCTTAACCGTACCACCGTACTCATAGCCCATAACTTCACCGCCGCCCATATAGCCTTTGGTTTTTTTGCCTTGAGCATAATCTTGAGTTTTCTTAAACATATCTAATCCTTAATTATAGTATGCAACAAAGAAGTCGCAGTT